ACACCCTTCTGTAGATGTTAATAAACTCTTAAATCAAGAACTAGATCTTTCAAATTTGAAAGACCATACTATATGCGCTAATGGTACTTTTTATAGTACAACTAAACATGGGTTTCTTCCTATGATCATGGAAAAAATCTATAGTGAGCGTACCATCTACAAAGAAAAAATGTTGGATGCAAAAAGAAAGTATGAAGATACAAAAAATCCTGAAATACTGAAAGATATTGCCAAGTACAATAACATCCAGATGGCAAGAAAGATCCAACTCAACTCTGCTTATGGTGCTATTGGAAATGAGTATTTTCGCTATTTCCGAATAGAGAATGCCGAAGCAATTACTCTTTCTGGACAACTCTCAATTCGATGGATTGAGAACAAGATGAATGAGTATTTGAATAAAGTTCTTAAAACCACAAATAAAGATTATGTCATTGCTGTTGATACCGATTCCATTTACCTTAATCTGGGCGATCTGGTTAAATCTGTATTCAAAGGAGGAACGCCGCCTGATGAGAAAGTCGTTTCGTTCCTTGATAAATTGTGTAAGGTGGAACTTGAACCTTATATTGAAAGTTGCTATGAAGAACTGGCGACGTATGTAAATGCATATGAGCAAAAGATGTTCATGAAACGAGAGAATATTGCTTCTCGTGGTATCTGGACTGTCAAGAAACGATACATTCTTAATGTATGGGATAGCGAAGGAGTTCGCTACAAAGAACCTAAGATGAAGATCATGGGTCTTGAAACTCAAAGGTCTTCAACTCCTGCTTACTTCAGAGACAAGTTGAAGCAAGCATATAAAATCATCATGACTTCAACTAACGAGGATCTTATTGATTTTATTGAACAGGTTAGAAAAGAAACTAAAGAACAAAAATATTCTGATATTGCTTTCCCTCGTTCAGTGAATAATCTTGAAAAGTATAGGCATGGAACAGAAGTTTATAAGAAGGGCGTCCCTATTCAAGTGAGAGGTGCTCTCTTGTATAATTACTATGTCTCCAAGTACAATATTGGACACAAGTATGCTAAGATACAAGAAGGGGAAAAGATCAAGTACATATACTTGCGTCTTCCAAATCCAATGCATGAAAATGTGATTTCGTTCTTCCAGGAAATTCCCAAAGAATTAAATCTGGAAAAATACATTGATTACACCATGCAGTTTGAAAAATCTTTCTTTGAACCATTATCCACAGTCCTTGACTGTATCAATTGGAAAACAAAGAAAACGGTTAGTCTACTAAATTTTTTCTCATAAGAGGTAGTTATGTCGAATTGGTTTGATGAATTTGCTAAAGAAGTAAAGAATGACTTTATTGTTAGAGCAGATAAAATTGATGAAGAAGAAAAATTTATTGATACGGGAAGTTATATTTTCAATGCTTTGCTAAGTGGAAGCATTTTTGGTGGAATGTCTGCCAATAAAATTACTGCTATTGCTGGAGAGAGTAGTACAGGTAAAACCTTCTTTACACTTGCTGTATGTAAAAATTTCTTAGATCAAAATCCAGATGGAAGAATTTTCTATATCGACAGCGAATCTGCTATTACTCAAAAATTGATGAGAGAACGTGATATTGATGTTGAGAGAATTTATAAAGCAGATTGCGTTACCGTTGAGCAATTTAGGCGTCAGGCACTTCAGGTTGTGGACAAGGCTCTCGCAACGAAGGAGAAGGATAGAACTCCAATCATGATCGTTTTAGATTCTCTGGGGATGCTTAGTACAGAAAAAGAAACTAAGGACATTCAAGAAGGAAATATGGTTCGTGATATGACCAAATCACAAATCATTAAAGGTGCTTTTCGTGTTCTTACTTCTAAACTTGGACAAGCAAATATTCCAATGATTGTGACCAATCATACTTATGATGTGATTGGTGCATATGTACCAACAAAACAAATGGGTGGTGGATCTGGATTGAAATATGCCTCTACAACTATTGTTCAATTATCCAAGTCTCAGGAAAAAGATGGCAAGGAAGTTGTAGGAAATATCATCAAAGCAAAAACTGAAAAGTCTCGACTAACCAAAGAACGTCGCCAGGTTGAAGTTCGTTTGTTCTATGACCATCGAGGACTAGATAGATATTACGGACTACTTGACTTGGGGATAAAGTATGGTATATTTGAGAGTGGAAGCAACGGTAGGGTTGTCATCGGTGGCAAGTCAGTCTATCAAAAAAATGTCTATCAAAATCCAGAAGAATATTTTACCGAAGAAATCATGCATCAATTAGATGCTGCTGCTGGATTAGAGTTCAAGTATTCAAACACACCATTAGAAGAGGAAGAAACGGATGGAGAGGATTGAAAGTACAATTTTATCTGGATTGATTTTCAACGAAAATTATTACAGAAAAGTAGTGCCTTTCCTCAAGACAGAATATTTTTCTGAACCTGATGATAAAATTATCTTTGAAGAAATCAAAAACTTCTCTCATCAATATAAAGAAGTTCCTACACAGCAAATTCTTCATATTGAAGTAGAGAGAAGGGATGATTTATCAGAAGAACTATTCAAGAGGATCTCAGAAAAAATTTCTAGTTTTTCTAAAACTGACAGTGAACTTCAGTGGATGATTGATGCCACTGAGAAGTGGTGTAAAGACCGAGCGATTTACAATGCTTTGATGGAGAGCATTAAAATTGCAGATGGTAAAGATGAAAAGCAGAAGAGAGATGCCATTCCAGATATCTTGAAATCTGCTCTTTCAGTTTCTTTTGATGAACATATCGGTCACGACTATTTCGACAACTTCCTTGAGCGATATGATTATTATCATCTGGAAGAAGATAAGATACCGTTTGACTTAGAGATGTTCAATAAAATCACTAAAGGTGGTCTTCCAAATAAAACATTGAATATTGTGCTCGCTGGAACAGGCGTAGGTAAATCATTGTTCATGTGCCACCATGCTGCATCCTGTATCGCCCAAGGTAAAAATGTTCTATACATTACCTTGGAAATGGCAGAGGAAAAAATTGCTGAACGTATTGATGCTAATTTGTTGAATTGGAATATTAGGGATATCTCTGACATTCCTAAAATTCAGTTCACAACCATGCTTCAAAATCTGAGCAAGAAAACTCAAGGCAAATTGATCATCAAAGAATATCCTACTGCCTCTGCTCATGCTGGTCACTTTAAATCTCTACTGAATGAATTGTCTTTGAAGAAGTCTTTTAAACCAGACATTATCTTTATTGATTATCTGAACATTTGTGCTTCTTCAAGATACAAAGGACATATCGTAAATTCTTATACTTACGTTAAAGCAATTGCTGAGGAACTGAGGGGACTTGCAGTTGAAAATAATGTTCCTATCGTATCTGCTACTCAGACAACTAGAAGCGGATATGGCAATACTGATGTTGACCTTACTGATACTTCAGAATCTTTCGGTCTCCCTGCTACTGCAGACTTCATGTTTGCTCTCATTAGTACAGAAGATCTTGAAAGAGATGGAAACATCATGGTTAAACAGTTAAAAAATCGTTACAATGACCCAACTATGTTCAGGAAATTCCTCATAGGGGTTGACAGATCCAAGATGAAGCTGTATCATGTACAGGAGACTAGTCAAAATCTCATCCCTGACGACGCTGACGAAATCGAAGATCTAAGCACATTCAACGCAAAAACATTCTCTGACTTTATTGTATAAATCTATGGCTGCTATCGAACAAGATAAAACTACTCAAACTCGCCTTATCAACTTCAAAGATTACTGCGACTTCGTTGATAAGACGACGAGTTTCCCCACTAAGCACACCCGAGAGTTTGTTGATCGTGTGGTAGAACTTGAAGAACAGGGAAACAATGTTTCTCGTCTCCTCACTGCTGGAGTTGGAATTAACGCTGAAGCAGGAGAGTTTCTGGAGATCATCAAAAAAGCATTGTTCCAAGGAAAACCTCTGAACAAAGATACCACTGACCATATGATGCGTGAACTTGGTGACATCATGTGGTATGTTGCACAAGCGTGTATGGCACTAGAAATTACTCTTGAAGAAGTTATCGTCCTTAATATGCTCAAACTGGCAGATCGCTACCCTGAAGGTCAATTCAGCGTTCAGCGTTCTGAGAACCGCAAAGAAGGCGATTTGTGATAAATATCCCCGTAAGGGGATTTTTTTATGGCAAGGTCTGGAAGGCAAGCTTGGGAAAAGTATTTCAAAGGACAGGAAGTAAAGACTACAGTAAAAGCTAATAGCAAGTCTAGCGCCCAAACTAATAAACTTGATGTTGGTGGAATTAAAACCAGATTAGAGCATGGAACCCCAATCACAGTTTTTGGTGGAGATCAATAT